AGCGAGGTGGACCGCGGCCTCCTGAAGCCCTCGAACCAGCCCGGCAGCGACGTCCTGATGCTCGACGCCGAGTTCACCGTGGCCGAGGGACCGCATGCCCGGCGCAAGTTCTGGCAGAACTTCACCGTGCAGGGCGGCAAGCTCGACGAGCAGGGCCAGTCGATCGGCTGGAAGATCTCCAAGAGCCAGTTCCGGGCCATGATCGACAGCGCGCTCGGCCTGAACCCGGAGGACATGAGCGAGGCGGCCAAAGCCAAGCGCGTGCTGCGCGGGCTCGCCGATCTCGACGGGATCACCTTCGTCGCGAAGATCCAGATCGAGCCGAACCGCAACCCCGCCTACAAGGACGCCAACAAGCTCGACCATGTCGTGCTGGCCACCGCGCCCGAGTGGCAGAAGGTGATGGACGGCGAGACGGTGCCGGCGCAGCCCTCGCACAAGCCCCGGCCGGCCGCCGCGCCCGCGCAGCCCGCAACGCCCGCCTGGGGTCAGTCGCAGCCCGCCGCCGCACCAACTGCGCCCGCGTGGTCGTCGCCGGCCGGCCAGCCCGCTAACCAGACTGCCGCCGAGCCCGCCGCGCCGAAGGCCGCGGGCGGTCCGGCCTGGCTCAACCCGTGAGCCCGGACGAATGGCAGGCGCATGTCACCACGGAGGCGGCCCTTGCGATGGGGCGTTGGCTCGAGGCGCGGGGGCGGCTCGACCGTCCCATCGCGAGCCTTTCCCGGCGCGACTTGGAATGCATGGCCTCGAACGCCATCAGCCGCTTCATCGTGCTGGCCTCCGAGCGCCGAACCGCCGCGCCCGACGAGGAGGAGCGAGACGCGCTCGACCTGCTCCTGATGGGCTGACCCGGGCCGAACTTGGCCGCCGCGTGCCCTGCGCGCTCTGCGGCCGGGAGGCCCGGGGCTTCGGCTACTGCCATGGCCTGCGCTGGGACCGCCACCCCCATCACCGCTTCTGCTCGATGACCTGCCTCACGGCGGGCTCGGCCAACGCCAAGAGGAACCACGGCATGATCGACAAGACCGACATGGAAACCCGCGCGATCCGCGAGGCGCGCCGCGAGCTGGCCGAGGCGCTGACGGAGATGGGGCTGATGGCGCCCTTCTTCGACCGGCCGGCCGAGGACATCGACCGCCTGATCGAGGCCTGCGTCGACGGGTTTCAGGCGTCGATGCAGCGCCAGTCCGACGCCGGCGAAATTCCATTTTGAGAGGGGCGCGGATGCTGGTCGATCTCAACCACCGCTCGGGTTTCATCTATGGCCGCGCTGCCGATGCCCCGCCGCCGCTCGGCGCCCGGATCAACACGCTGCTCGATGACGCGCTCGTGGCCGAGCGCGCTGGCCAGCGGCCCCGCGACTACCTCGGCGCCAGCCGGATCGGCGAGCCCTGCGCGCGCCGCCTCGTCTACGAGGTGACCCACACCGCGCCCGATCCCGGCAAGGAATTCGAGGGGCGCAGCCTGCGCATCTTCGCCGCCGGTCATGTCTTCGAGGATCTCGCCATCCGCTGGCTGCGGCTCGCAGGGTTCGACCTGCGCACCCAGACCCGCGAGGGCGGCCAGTTCGGCTTCGAGACCGCGGGCGGCCGGATCCGCGGCCACGTCGACGGGGTGATCGTCGATGGCCCGGAAGTGGGCCTGACCTGGCCCGTTCTCTGGGAGCACAAGGCGCTGAAAGCTTCCAGCTGGAATGACACGGCGAAGAAGGGCGTGCAGGTCTCCAAGCCCGTCTATGACGGCCAGCTGCAGATCTATATGGCCTATATGGGCCTCGGGTCGGCGCTCTTCACGGCGCTGAACAAGGATACCTGCGAGCTTTACCACGAGCATGTCCCCTTCGACCCGGCGACCGCGCAGGAACTGTCCGACAAGGCGGTGGCCGTGCTGCGCGCCGCGGATGCGGGCGAGCTGCTGCCGCGGATCGCCGCCCATGCCGATTTCTATCTCTGCCGGTTCTGCCCCTTTGCCGCGCGCTGCTGGACGGAGGCGCAGCCATGAACGTCAGCCTTACGGAGGCGCAAACGCGCGCCATTGCCGCCATCCGCGACTGGTATCTCCATCGCACGCACGAGCAGCAGGTGTTCCGGGTGTTCGGATACGCCGGCGTGGGCAAGACCACCATCACCGCCATGGCCATCGAGGCGCTCGGCCTGGAGCCGATGACCCCGGGCGGTCTCGGCGGCGTGCTCTTTGCCGCGTTCACCGGCAAGGCCGTTCACGTGATGACGCAAAAGGGCACCCCGGCCCAGACGATCCACAGCCTGATCTATCGCACCTCCGAGGCCTCGCCCGAGGAAATCGCGCGGGTGACCGAGGAACTGGCGGCGCTGGAACGCGACCTGCCGCGGATGGGCGTGGCCGAGCGCGGCTTTGCCGAGGCGCAGATCGCGCAGCTGAAACTGCGCCTCGACCACATCCACGAGCCCCAGTTCGTCCTGAACCCGCAGTCCGATCTGCGCGATGCCGATCTGCTTGTTCTCGACGAGGTGTCGATGGTCGGCGCGGACATGGCGCAGGACCTGCTGGCCTTCGGCAAACCGATCCTCGTGCTCGGCGATCCGGGCCAGCTGCCGCCCGTGAAGGGCACGGGCGTCTTCACCCAGGCTGTGCCGGACGTGATGCTCACCGAGGTGCACCGACAGGCGGCCGACAGCCCGATCCTGCGGCTCGCGACAATGGCGCGGCAGGGCCACGACATCCCCTTCGGCGCCTACGACGATCAGGTCTGGAAGATGTCCCGCCACGAGGTCGGCCCCGCGCAGATGCTGCAGGGCGGACAGGTGATCTGCGGCACCCACGCCATGCGGCGCAGGCTCAACACCGCGATGAAGGACGCCGCCGGGTTCGAAGCCGATTACCCCACGGGCGCCGGCGAAAAGATCATCTGCCTGCGCAACCGACACGATCTCGGACTGATCAACGGCATGTTCCTGACCCTTACGGATGTGCAGGCCCATCCGCATAACGACCGGGCCTTCCGCGCCAGCGTGCAGACCGACGACGGAACACCGGTCTCCGGCACGCAGGACTTCTGGCGCGGCGAATACGATGACCACGTGCGCTTCGACCGGGATCGGCATCGCCGCGAATGGATGGCCTGCCGCTGGCTGATCCAGTCGAGCTGGGGCTACGCGATCACCTGCCACAAGGCTCAGGGCAGCCAGTTCCCGACCGTGATCGTGGTCGACGACGGATTCGGCCACACCGCCGAGGAACGCAGTCGCTGGCTCTACACCGCCATCACCCGGGCCGAGCGCGGCCTGCTGATCCTGTCATGACATCCCGGCCGAAGAAGGAGCAGACCATGGGCAATCGATCGCGCGATCCGCGTTCACCGGCGCAAAAGGAAGCAGAGCGCCAGTCCTATGCCGATGCGTCCGGTAGGAGCGTCGAGGAAATCCGGGCGCTCGAAGACGCGTTGCGCGAGGTTCCGCGAGAGTATCTCATCGAGCAGCTCTACGGGCCGGATCACGGCGCCTTCTACGACGAGGGCGAGGATCTCTGGATCGTTCCGGATCCGAAACATCGGGGGCCGGGCTTCGGGTTCATCGCCATTCGCAGTGATCGGAGCTGGTTCGGTGGCGTGGTCCCGCCGGGGGCGTTCCAGTGAGTGCCGTTGTCATCGATCTCAACGATGTCGCACCTGCCCATGTTCAGACCGCGCGTTACGATCTGGACCTGATCGTGCAGCGCCTGCGCGAGACGGCCGAGAGCTGGGTGCCGCGCCTCTTCCCGAACGGCAAGCGCGTCGGCGATGAATGGCGGCTGGCCAATATCCGCGGGGACGCGCCGCGCAACACCGGCTCCTGCGTGATCGCCCTTCGCGGTCCGCATGCCGGCGACTGGATCGACTTCGACGGAAACGAGGGCGGCGGGCCGATCAGCGCGATCGAGGAAGGCACAGGGCTTTCGGGGCGCGAACTGATCGTCGAAGCGGCAGAGAGGGCGGGTGTTCAGCCCGGCGCGCCCGCGCGTCAAATGCCGGCTGCGAAACCGGCACCCAAGCGCGATGCCTCGCAGGATATCGCGCATATCCTCTCGCGCGCCGTGCCGATCACGGACACGCCTGCCGCGACGTATCTTGCCGGGCACGCACTGGCCGTGCCGGACGAGACCGATCTGCTGTTCCACCCCGATCTGACGCATTGGGAGACGAAGACCGGCTATGCCGCCCTGCTGGGGCAGGTGCGCGATCGCAGCGGCGAGGTGATCGGGCTGCACCGCACCTACATCGTTGAGGACGACAACGAAGTGCGCAAGGCGCCGGTCTCCAAGCCCAAGATGATGCTCGGACGGATTGCCGGCGGCGCGGTGCGGCTCGCGCCGCTCGGAAGCGGTGATCGGTTGGCGCTCTCGGAAGGCATCGAGACCGGGCTGGCGGTGATGACCGCCTGTCCCGATCTGCCGGTCTGGGCGACGCTGTCGACCTCCGGTCTTGAGCAGATCGATCTGCCGCCCGCGGCGCAGCGCGTGCTGATCCTGGCCGATCATGACGTATCTGGCGCCGGATTGCGCGCCGCCGAGGCCTGCGCCCGTCGCCTGCGGGCACAGGGCCGCGATGTGGCCATCGCGCGACCGCCTGGAGAGGGCCAGGACTTCAACGACCTGCTGCTAAGCGACGGCCCTGCCGCCATCGCGGCGTTGGTCGCCGATGCAGAGGCCATTACCGACGCCGATGCCGTCCTCCAGACCGGCCAGCACCGTCCGCTCAACTACCAGGGCTCCGGCGAGACCATTCCGACCTTGCGGGCCGACGAAGGCGATCTGGGCCGCGCCGTCTCCCAGGTCTGGAGCGTGGTCATGGCCTCGAACCGCTCGCCATGGGTCTTCCGCTTCGCGGGCCAGCCCACATGGGTCGTCCCCGACGATGAGGGTCGTCCGGTGGCCACCATGCTCAACGAGGAACGTCTGCGCCACATGCTGGCGCGGCTGGCCCGCTGGGTGCGCGAGAATGCCAAGGGTGAGCTGCTGCCGGCGCCCCCGCCGGTCGCCGTGGTGAAATCCGTGCTCGCCACGCCCGACCCGGCGCTGCCGGTGCTCACGGGCATCGTCAACACGCCGGTGTTTGGCCGGACCGGCACGCTGATCACCACGCCGGGCTATCACCCCGACGCCCGGCTGCTCTACGTGCCCGCACCGGGCTTCACCGTGCCGGATATCCCCAGCCGGCCGACCGACGAGGACATTGGCGCAGCCCGCGCCCTGATCTGCGAGGACCTGCTCTGGGACTTTCCCTTCACCGGCGAGGCCGAGCGCGCCCATGTCGTGGCGCTCCTGCTGCTGGGCTTCCTGCGCGGCATGATCGACGGGCCGACGCCGCTGCACCTGATCGAGAAACCCACGCCCGGCACCGGCGCCACGCTGATGGTGGATGCGATCGCCACCATCCTGACCGGCACCGGGGCGAGCGTCATGACCGAGGGCCGCGACGACGAGGAATGGCGCAAGCGCGTCACCGCCAAGCTGCGCCAGATCCCCTCGATCATCCTGATCGACAACCTGCGCGCCAAGCTCGACAGCTCCGCCGTGGCCGCTGCGCTCACCGCGCCTTTCTGGGAGGATCGGGTGCTGGGCGTGTCGGAAATGACCCGCCTGCCGATCCGCTGTCTCTGGATTGCGACCGGCAACAACCCCGAGTTCTCCAACGAGATGGCCCGCCGCCTGGTGCGCATCCGGCTCGATGCCAATGTGGAACAGCCCTGGCAGCGCAGAGGCTTCCGCCATCCCGATCTGATGGTCTGGATCCGCGCGAACCGGGGCCGCATCGTGGCCGCCTGCCTGACGCTCTGCCAGGCCTGGATCGCCGCCGGCAAGCCGCATGGGACCACGACCATCGGCTCCTACGAGAACTGGGCGCAGGTCATGGGCGGCGTGCTCGCGACAGCCGGCATCCCGGGCTTTCTCGGCAATCTGGAAGAGATGATGGCCGCCTCCGACAGCGAGGGCGCCGGATGGAGCGCCTTCATCGCCGCCTGGTGGGACAGGTTCGGGACGGCCGACGTCGCCGCGGCCGATCTCTTCGATGTGGCTTCGTTCTGCGATCCGGGACCGCCGATATCGGGCCATACCGAGCGCGCACAGAAAACCGCGTTCGGAATGGCGCTGACCAAGATGCGCGATCGCGTCTTCACCGTGGGCGACGTGAGCGTCCGGCTGCGGTCAGCCGGAACCTATCGCAGGGCGGCCAAGTGGAAGCTTGAGCTGTTCAAGGAGGCTCAGGGTGGGCCGAAACAACTACAGCGGGAAAAAGCGTGTGAACCTTTGGGGGACAGTGTGAACCTTCAAAACCAAGGTTCACACTCTCAACCCACTGATCTGGATGGCAAATGTGAACCTTGTGAACCTTGTGAACCTTTTTCCGCCCCTTCACACGCGCGGGGGCGCGCGCACGCGCACGATAAGGATGGGTCCGGAATAGGTTCACAAGGTTCACAGGGTTCACAAACGGGCGTGAAATCAGGGAGTTATGCGTGTGAACCTCGGTGTGAACCTCGAAACGGAGGTTCACAGGCCCCACCACGCCCTGACTGGCTGCGCGAGCTCGACCCATGAGCGGCGCGCGCCATCAACAGATCCATCCGACGACGGCGGCCGGTACCGCCAAGCATCAACCGCCGTCGTCTTCCACCCGAGCAGCCAACCAGAAAAGGAGACCACCCATGGCTGAGCCGACTCTGTCCAGCGCCGTAATCGACGCAACCCCGAAGATGCCCGCGCCTCTCGAACACGCGCGCACGATCCTGGCCCTCGACCTCGGCACCACCACCGGCTGGGCGCTGCGCGCTGCGGACGGACTGATCACCAGCGGCACGGTCTCGCTCAAGCCCAGCCGCTACGACGGCGGCGGCATGCGCTACCTGCGCTTCACCAACTGGCTGACCGAGCTCGACCGGCTGTCCGGGCCTATCGCCACCATCTGGTTCGAAGAAGTCCGGCGGCATGCAGGGACCGACGCGAGCCACGTCTATGGCGGTCTGATGGCCACGTTGACCGCGTGGGCCGAACTCCGTGGGATTCCGTACGCCGGCGTGCCCGTGGGGACGATCAAGCGCCATGCCACGGGCAAGGGCAATGCGTCGAAGGACGCGATTATCGCCGCCGTGGAGGCGCGCGGGTTTAGCCCCGCCGACGACAACGAGGCCGACGCCATCGCCATCCTTCTCTGGGCAATCGAGACGCGGGGAGGTGTGCAATGACGGGCATGCGGTTCACGCCGAAGGGCTACGGCGGGCGCCGCCGCGATCCTCAGCAGGTCAAGCGCGAGGGCTGGCGCGAACAGGGCATGCTAGCCGTCTCGGTCGACGACGACCGGCTGACTTGGCCCGAGCGCGAGCTCGTTCGGCAGCTGGGCGAGCGTCTCTACGGGCAGCAGGACCGGGAGGCGCGCCATGACTGAGTGGACGATGGCGCGCGTGCAGGACCGGCTGGAAAGCGCGGCTGACGTCTTCGCGCAGCTGCCGGCCGTGAAGCCCACCGGGTATTTCAACGCGTGGCCCGAGTACTTCCACGGCTTCGGGGATCAGGTGGGCCAGGAGCCCGAGATGCGAAGGCCGCGGCCCGGCCCTCGCCAGATCACCGAAGCCGAGGAGGCGATGCTCTGGCTGCGCTGGCTGGAGAAGGACGATGCCCGCATCGTCTGGCTGCGCGCCAACAATGCGCCATGGAAGAAGATCGGCTGGGAGGTCGGGCTGAGCCGTCCGGCCGCCAACCGGCACTGGCAGTATGGCATCGCGCTGATCACCTGGCGGCTCAACGGGCGGGTGCCGTCGTCCAGGCGATCGAAGCGCTTCGTGGTCGAGAACGCCGACCGGCTGTCAAGAAAAATCGTCCTGTGATCGAATTTTCGGGGAGACATCGCAAGACGAGACAGATTCGCTCTCAGGGCTTACGAATTTCCTAGAATGGGGATTGTGCGGCTGGCGCAGGGCGCGCTGCATGACCCCGAGCCTTCCACCAGGATAATCAGCTATGACGGACACGCGGCCTTACGGCTTTCGTGAGTACGTCCGCAGGAATGGATTCCACACGGTGTACCTCCTGAAGCCTGTTCAGGGCGCGCCGGTCAAGATCGGGATATCCGAGGATCCGGCACGGCGGATTGCAACGATACAAGCCAGTCATTTCGACGAGCTTGTTTTTCACCGGTTCTGGTGGCTGCCGGGTCTTGCGGTTGCCACACGGATTGAAAGTGGCTTCAAGAACGGCTTCGCCGACTGCAACCTTCGCGGCGAATGGTTCGACATGAAGCCCGAGCAAGCTGAAACGCAGGTCGAGGCGGCGATCAAGGGCCTTGGCATCTGGAGCCTGACGCAGTCGGAGATGGAACGGCTCTACGAAGACTGGATGTACAAGAAATGGGATCTGCCCCGACACGCACCGTCGCCGCTGGCGGGGACGCCACCGCGAAGAGATGAGCCATGGCAGCGGCGAAAGAAGCAACCCCGCGAGCCGTATAAGCCGCAGTGTCCTTGGAGGCAGCGAAAGCCGTGAGCTTGAACGGCCCCAGTACTGGCTTCCCGGGATCCGGCGCAGGGTCCAGCCGGGGTCCATGCCGCCAAGCCATTGTTTTACGGTTCCTTTTCGGGCCGAAACGTATGCTGGCGGGCGTGGCGCGAAATATCGCCAGCGACAGGGCCGATTTTTTGGGAAGCCACCGGGGGCCGGAGTCCACCCGAGCCGCCTGAAACCCGCTTAAAATCAAACACCTGACCGGCCGCCGGGGTGGATACCCCGCGGATACCGGAGTCCGGCGCGAAGCCAGGGTATCCACCCCGGTGGAGTCCAGGCCGCAAAAATCCAGCGCGGCCAAGGCCACCGCGCGAACAGCATCGACAGGAACACGCATGACCCTCGCCTTCGCCCCCGAGCGGATCGAGCAATGGCCGCTCGCGCGCCTTCAGCCCTACGCTCGCAATGCGAAGCAGCACGGTGCGGACCAGGTGGCGAAGCTGGCCGCCAGCATGGCCGAGTTCGGCTGGACGGTGCCGTGCCTCGTCGGCGAGGATGGGGAGCTGATCGCGGGCCACGGACGGGTGCTGGCGGCTGAGCAACTCGGGCTGACGGAAGCGCCGGTCATCGTGCTCGGCCACCTGACCGACGCACAGCGCCGGGCCTATCGGATCGCGGACAACCGACTGGCTGAATCGCCATGGAATGAAGAGCTGCTGTCGGCAGAGCTGCAGGACCTGCTGGCCGACGACTACGACCTGTCGCTCGTGGGCTTCTCCGACGGCGAACTCGACAAGCTCCTGGCTTTCGATCCGAACGGGGGCGGTGAAGAAGAAGGTGGCGCCGGGGGCTCCGTGCCTCCGGTGACCATCCCCGAGCCGCCGCGCAATCCGGCCTCGTGGACGGGCGATCTGTGGATCCTCGGCGATCATCGCCTGCTCTGCGGCGACAGCACCAGCCAGGAGGATGTCCGCCGCCTGATGAACGGCGAGCGGGCGATCCTGTTCGCGACCGACCCACCGTATCTCGTGGACTACGACGGCTCGAACCATCCGACCCGCAACAAGGATTGGTCCGCGTCCTATGGCACCACCTGGGACGACAGTTCGCAGGGCGCGGACCTCTACGATGGCTTCATCGCGGCGGCCGTTGCCGAGGCGATCACAGAGGACGCGGCCTGGTACTGCTGGCACGCCTCCCGTCGCCAGGCGATGCTGGAGGCTTGCTGGGAAAAGGCTGGCGCCTTTGTGCATCAGCAGATCATCTGGGTGAAGGATCGGGGCGTCCTGACCCGGTCGCATTACCTCTGGAAGCACGAGCCCTGTTTGATGGGCTGGCGCCGCCCGAACCGCCCACCGAAGGTGGCCGAGCAGACGCTTCCCTCCACCTGGGAAATGCCTTCGTTCGCGAAGGACGAGCGTCCCGACCATCCGACCCCGAAACCGCTCGACGCGTTCGGCATTCCGATGCGCCAGCACGTCGCCCGCGGCAGCCTCTGCTACGAGCCGTTCTCTGGTTCCGGCTCGCAGATCATGGCGGGCGAGGCAAACGGCCGCCGCGTCTTCGCGATGGAAATCAGCCCGGCCTACATCGACGTCGCTGTCGAACGCTGGCAGGCCGAGACCGGCCGCGACGCGATCCTCGACGGCGACGGCCGGACCTTCGCGGCAGTGAAGGAAGAGCGGCTGGGCGACAAGGCCGATGCCGCCGCCTGATGGCCGTCTACTACAACGATGCCGATCCCGCGGGCTGCGCATGGCTGCGGGAGCTGATCGCGGCCGGGCTGCTGCCGGATGGCGAGGTGGATGCGCGGTCCATCCTGGACGTGGAGCCCACCGACCTCCGCGGCTTCGCGCAATGCCATTTCTTCGCCGGGATCGGTGGCTGGCCCTACGCACTGCGCCTCGCCGGCGTTGCCGAGGACCTGTCCGTCTGGACCGGTTCGCCGCCCTGCCAGCCCTTCAGCCAGGCCGGGCAGCGCAAGGGACAGGACGATGACCGCCACCTCGCCCCAGCCTTCCTCCGGCTCGTCGCCGCCTGCCGGCCGGAGCTCGTCTTCGGCGAGCAGGTCGCGAGCGCGGCGGTGCTCGGACCTGTTGGCGGTGCGGCTCGAACAGCGACTGAGAGCTCGGCTGGCTGGGCGTGGTTCGACGCTCTGGCGGCTGACCTGGAAGCGGCATCTTACGCCGTCGCGGCGGCCGATCTGCCGGCTGCGGGCATCGGCGCGCCGCACATCCGCCAGCGCCTGTTCTTCGGCGCCGTCACCCTGGAGTCGGGCGGGCTGGGCGACAGCCTCGGCGCGGGATCACAAGGACGGATCCGAATGCCGGACTGTTCCGATCAACGCGCTTCTCGGCCGGCAGGTCTGGCTGGCGGGCTGGCCGACGGCAATGGCGGGCTCGCCCGCGACGGCAGCGTACAATGCGGCCGGCAACACCGATGCGAGCCGCAGGACGGTGAAGCTGGTCGACTGGTCGAAGTCGTCGACCCCGCCGGGACCCGCGCGACGGACGGCGTCTGGCGAGATCCGGACTGGCTCCTCTGCCGCGATGGCCGCTGGAGGCCCGTTGAGCCCGGAACATTCCCGCTGGCTGATGGGATACCCGGCCGCATGGGGCTGCTGCGGGGCTACGGCAATGCGATCGTGCCGCCGCTCGCGGCGGAGTTCGTGATGGCTTTTCTGGAGAGCCTGCGATGAAGCAGAGCCGGACCATGTCGATGGTCGAGGCCGCGGCAAACGTTGTCGTCGGCTACGTTTTGGCCATCGCAACGCAGATCGTGGTGTTCCCGAGGTTCGGGATCGAGACGGGTCTCGCGGAGCATCTGATCATCGGCCTCGCCTTCGTCGGCGTCTCGCTGGCGCGGGGCTACATGCTGCGCCGACTGTTCGAGGCGTTCCGGGTGCGGAGCTCTTGAGGACGCTCGGGGCGCGATGACGGTGTCATGTGGCGCCCCGATGGATTAGGTTCGATCCCAGGAGGAGGAACCGGTCAAGATGGCAAGCGGACAGGAGCACTGGGACGAAGTCTACGGCGCGCGGTCGGAGGATGCGCTGACATGGTTCGAGGCCACGCCAGTGCTGTCGCTCGACCTGGTTCGCGCGCATCTGCAACCGGGCGATCTGTTCCTCGACATCGGGGCCGGTGCGTCCCGGCTCGTCGATGCGCTGATCGAGGAGGGCTTCGGCCCGCTCACGGTGCTGGACCTCTCCGCCGCTGCCTTGGCCGTCAGCCGGCAGCGGCTCGGCCCGAAGGCCAACGATGTTGCGTGGGTCGAGGCGGATATCACGACGTGGCAGCCTGAGCGGGAATACGCGGTCTGGCATGACCGTGCGGTGTTCCATTTCCTGACCGGAGCCGAAGATCGCGCCGGTTATGCCCGCGCCCTGGCGCAAGCCCTGCGCCCGGGCGGGATCGCAATCATCGCGACGTTCGCCGATGACGGGCCGGAGATGTGCTCGGGCCTGCCCGTGGTGCGCTATGCGCCGGAGGCGCTGGCGCAGGAACTCGACCGACTGCTTCCGGGCCGGTTCGAGATGCTCGAGGCCAGACGCCACATGCACATCACGCCGAAAGGCAATAGGCAGAGCTTTCAATACAGCGTGTTCCAGAACACGGATCGCTGAGACGAGAGACCGCCGCCCCATGCGGGACGGCGGCTTCTGGCCCGTCGTTGTGTGCGGCGTCAGTTGTCGGCTATCATGTACGCCCGGCCGCGCCCCTCGATCTTCTCGGAGGTGATCGTCAGGCCGAGCTTCTTTTTCAGCGCGCCGGACATGGCGCCCCTAGCCGTGTGAGCTTTATGCCGACATCGGCATAAAGCTCATTATGCCGATGCCCGGATTATGCCGATGTAGGTCTGTAAGCGTTTGAATACTCTCAAGTCTGTTGCGTCGGGGTCGGCATAATCCTCGGGGCTGAGAACAGGTAACGTCTCCTCTTTCACGTCGA